CAGTGCGCCCGGCTACGCTTGTCACGCTGTCGGTGTTGTCTACCTTGTCAATCTTCGCTGGGTCGAGCGTTCCACCCATATCAGCATTGATGAGGAGGTGATCACCCACTGCCCAATCTTGACCCTGATAGGAGCCAGCCACGCTAATGATGTAGAGATCACCCTTTGAGGCGTTGCTGAGGTCAGTGGGAGAGCTCGCGTCAAAAGTGCCTTGATAGGTCACGCCGCCAACAACAGCAGCATCCACAACAGACTTGACCTTGAGCGGAGTCATCGATGTTAGATCATCGGTGCCGGCTGTGGCCTCTGCGCTGGTGGCGATCCTGATGATGCCCTTAACTGTCTCGCTTGCGTCGGGAACAGATGCAGCGCCTGCAGATGGTGGTAAGAACAAAACAGACATAAGGAGCTCCTTAGATTGCCGAGAGGCCGACGATGATGCGCACTACATCTGAGGCGCTGTTTTTCTTGTATGCGATCGTGCTGATTGATGTGCGTAGCGTACCAAGATCATCTGAGAAAATCTGCCCGACTGCGATCTCATTGGTGGTAGGATCGCTCGCGAGGGTGCGCGCTCGGTACTTAATGAACATCTCAGCGCTGCCTTGATTCTCAACACCAATCCACTCAAACGAGAGGCCCGAGGCGCAGGCGCTGCCGGTCGTGCTGTCGATAAAGTCGCTCGAGCTCAGATCATGCCAGTCAGTATCTGCGACTGATGAGAGGTCGAGCACAGCTCTGATCGAGCCGCTAATGATTGGATTCTGTACTTTGTTTCTCATGCGTCGTAATCCTCAGAAAGAAGCCGATAGATGTGAGCAACTGTGCTCATATTGCGAGTGCGCCCGATCACTCCCTCGATGCGCCCATTTGGCCCCATGCCATGCGCGTTACCCTCAAGAGTATGGAAATCACCATGCTCATCAGGTGGGCTCAAGACTAGAACAATGTGGTTACCCTGTGCAGGCGAGCGCTCATCGCTAGTGTAAACTGTGACAATATCACCGGGCAGAGGCTGCTCACCATCTCGACAGCGCGAGGTCGAGCCCCAGTTTGCAAACATGCGATAACAGCTCGGGAATATCTTTTGCCTGATCTTAGGCAGCACGCTCTGATAAGCGAAAGCCGCGAAAGCACCGCACCAGCTAAACTGTCCGTTGCGCTCATAAGGGCTCTCCCATGACCACCCGAGGCCCTGCGAGCTCCTAATATAAGTGTCGATTCTCTGCCAATCTCCACCATAAGAAGGCTCAGTCACGTTGCGCTTCCACTCAGCCTCTGCGCGCTTCATAGCCTCCTCGCTTTGAGGGCAGGCATACACAGCTCGATCTGGTCGAGTATTGGCCTCGGATGCGCTCAAGTCGATCTTAGCTTGAGCGAGTGCGCGCTGATAGCGCCTGAGATCATGCTCTGTGCTCTCTTTCAGATCAGCGAGCGCGAGCTGCAGCTCCTTAACCTCGATCTCAAGATCTCGTTTAGTCTTAGCCATCTTATGAGTACCTCTGAGCCTTTGTGTTCAAACCTAACACAGGTGGGCTTGTATCACTAGCGAGATATGCATCGGCCTGCATCGCAGAGCTCGCGCTCAGATATGTGGTCGGCTCGAGGGTGCCACCGGTCGCAGTGACTCCATGTGCAGCAGTAAAGGTGAGCACATTACCTGTGATGTCGCTGATCTCGAGGCCTGTGATCGCATTATCATGATCGCCCTCGGGCAGGTAGTCGACCACATCACCGACAGCAAAGAAGCTCGAGTCATCGGTCGCAATATCGCTGTAAATATCCTGAGCGACAGCAAGCTCAGTCGTACTAGTGATGGTGATCACTTGTGCTGTGCTGTTCCAAGCTACAGGCACGAGCCCGGTTGCGATGAGGTCAATCTGTGCGCCCTCGCTCATGAGCTCTTGATGCATGCTCTGCACCATGCCGACCTCATCGATAACGCCCCAGGCATCATCATAGCCTTTGAGATGAGGAGAGCTCACCTTGACATAAGTACCGACATCGAGCAGCAGGCTCTTGCCTGTGCCGATCGAGCCACGCCAAGATCGCAGAGGGTTGCTGAGTAGATCCCAGATGCGAGAGATAACCGGCAGGAAATAGCCAAAGGTATCACCTACAGTGCCACCGACATCGCGAGAGCTCAGCGCATAGAGGTCGAGACTGATCTGCGAGCGCTCGCCACCATATCGATTGATAGCCTCTTGATTGTTGTAGGTGGCCTCGACGTTAAACGCGCCTCGCTCGGTGTCATAGTCGTACCTGATGACTGTCTGAGTAACTACATCTTCATAGATCGACCAGGTTGGCGGCTGATCTGCGAGCCAATCCTCTGCGCTGATTGTCTGAGTCGCTGAGGCTGCGCGCTCGGCACCGATAGGCTGTAAGGTGATCTTACTGCGACCATCGAGGCCGCGCTGCATGATCATCACGCAGCCCATCGCTTTGAGCAGACTGTCGAGCAGATCCTTAAAGACGAGCCCATCTGATGTGATCGAGCCGCTAAACACAAAAGGACTCGCTTGATCATAGGCGAGAAAACTCGCCTCATCGATGTATGTCGAGGGAATACTGAGCCCGAGGCTGAGCACGTCATAAGTGCCGAGCTTCTGCCCACCGCCACCAGACTGCAGGAGCTGCAGCATGAGCTCCGCAGGTCTGATGCGAGTAAAGCTCGCGGCTGCATGTATCTCGACGCGATCGCCCTCTGACCAATCACCGAACGAACACAGGTTGTCCCAGTCTTGTTGCACTCGCAGATGAATTAAATAGCCGACTGTCGAGCCATCAAAGCTTGCAGCTGTCTGATGAGTTGCCTGCATGAGCTGATGTCGCATAGAGCCAACAACGCGATCATAGAAAGTGATATCAATCCAATAATAGACACCTGATGTCGATGCAGTTGGCAACCACTCAAGACGATCCTCAACTAGAATGCGAGTCTCGCGCCATTGATAATATCCTCGAGCGATATCTCTGATCGGCTCTTGTGCTGTCATAGCTTCAGGATCATCAGGCACCGACAGCGTGCGATTATTAGTCACTCGATTTAAAGGATAGTTATCGGGCTCAGTCTGATCATCCTCTGCCCTTATGTCGATTGGGTACCATAGGCGATAAAGCCTATCAAGCGGCTCATAGAACGCCTCCGCAGTCCAGCGTCTGGGATGATAAACCTCACTGTTAATAACCAGAAGTCTGAGGCGATTTGTACTGAGCACCACTTGAGGTCGTAGCCGCTCAGGTGTATCGACTGAGCGCACAGAAAACTGCTCATCGGCTGTAAGGTTCCATCGAGCGAAAGCGCCATCAACTCCAGTCGATGCAGTCGGGCCAAAGGTTGTGAGCTCCTCGGTGATGACCTCGGGCCATCGTTTAACCTCATTGCTGCCGAGCTGTATTGCTTTAATCTCTGGCTCGGTCGAGATGTTCACACTTAGGGGATCGAATGGCGTTGTGTTTAGTGGATTGGGCTCGGTTATGGCTGGATCATAAGTGATCGATTGGCCTGATCCTGCTGTTGGGTAGATGCTAAGCCCAATATTCTTGAGCATCGGGTAACGAGGATGCGATCGATCAAAGCCAGTATCGGTGTCTTTAGGGCCACCAAACCAAAACATATCAAGCGAGCTAGGCCAAAGAGCAAACTGATTGCCCACAATATCGATTGAGTCTCGGTTAATTTGATAGTTTATGCCGCCAAGATTCTTCAGCTGTACAGCCCACTCAAGAAAGCACCCGGTGGCAGCACCAAAATAATGATAGCCATGCAGCAGCTTAGTGCTCGAGCTCTTAACCGAGTATGAGGTATCGAGCAGAGCTGTGAGCGGCATAATGCTCAGCGAGACTGTGCCGCCTTCCTCAACGATAGGTGAGCTCTCAACAAAGCCATTAACGATCTCAGTAAAGCTTGAGAGCGTACCATCGGCATATTGATGCGCGCACCATAACGAGGCGCGTCGGCCTCTGAAGGTCGTTATGCCTGTGCTGACCTCTGGCACATTAACGCCCTCTTGCGTGATCTCATGCGACTGCCTCTGAGATGAGCCGACAGCCCTCTCATCATAGGTCACAGTTGAGCTTGTCAAGCCTGTCACTCTGATCGTCTCAGCGCCTATATGCAGCAGAGCAGGCAGAGGAGTCAGCACCGAGGTTAGGTCGGTGTCGATAGTGAAGCTGCCCGAGTCGTCGACATAAAACAAATCAGAGGTTAGCTGAGCTCTGCTCACTCCACTCGCTCGAGCTCCACAGCGCCCAAAGATCACCGAGGGATCATCAATGGTGCCGCGCACTCGAT